AGTACTTCATGGTACTAAAATCGTCCAGACTTCTACCTATCAATGAAACTGTCTTTCCCGTAATATCACGAATTGGAAAGATGATACGATTCTCGAATTGAGGCACATTCCAAGTGAACGCGTCCCATATATCAAGAGTTTCCTCTGATATGTTTCGAAAGCCGCCACCTTTCCATTTCAGTCTATCCTTTGGGAGTTGGATTCCGACAGTCTCGCTTTTAACTTTTTGTATCTTTTCTTTTATACGGTGTATCCTTACTTCTGTTGGAGAAGAGGGAGCACCAAAAAAGGTAAATAAATTACCTTTAAAACCACAGGAAAAACAATGAAACACACCTGTAACTCTATCCACTCTCATAGATGGGTTAGTATCATCATGGTCAGGACTAAGACAACGAATCTTAGCGTCTTTACCACTTATTTGATACTGTATTCCTTTCTTTTGTAATAGTTCTTCTGCAATCATAATTATATATATTATAACAAATTTTTAAGGATTTGTCAAGAAATATTTTCCGCCTCCATAGTCCATCTGTAATAATCCTTTTCGATTATATACTTACCGCCTCTGCAATATACTTCTACCCTGTCTTTATCACTGAGCAATGCTGCAGCTGCAGCTCCTGTTCCGCAGCTAGGTACATAACCTACACCTTTTTCCCATATGTCCACAAAAATATTATCATCATATAAGTTGTGCACTTGTATTTGATTTACATCTTTCTTAGTATTTATACTATCCACTATTCTGTGATATAGACTATTATTTTGTCTGTTAATTTCTACTTTCATTAGTTCAACATTTAAAAGTGGAGCAAGAAAAGTAATCTTACCATGTTCTGCTAACTCAGCATTAAAACATACTTCTGCCTCACTACCGTCAATATTCCATATCTGACCAGTATTTATATTCTTCCATTGACAATATCCTATCTTGTGCAAGGGATTTGTGTCTGCTAGAATTATTACTTGTCCATTAACTTTGACTTGTGTTTCCACTCTAGTTCATCTCCTAATGCTTCATGTTCTAAAAATGATGGGTCATCTTCGTAATACATAGACTTCCATACTAATTCTGCCATTTGAAACCAAATAGCAATTGCTTTGTTTCTAAAATCTTCTTCACCCCATAAGTAATATAATAACCACCACTCTTTATCAAATCTGCACACTCTTACTTCTCTATCGTGCAGTTCAGGTATATCTGCCAAAACTCTTAGTCTTTGGCTACCTGCAATCGGGTACCAGTTTGGCATACATAAAAATGGTGACCGTATGCCTTCTTTTATTAATGCTTCTTTTAGTGGTTTATTTTCTGGTACATTTTTTATATTCTCTTGTACTTTTTCTTGTTCTAATAACCAACCCACTGTTCTCACATACCAAGTATGTGGCGGAAGGGGTACTAACTCCGCTGTTTCTCTACTAACTCTATCGTTCGCCATGATAAATTTCCTCTAATACTTCTTCATATATCGGTCTGAATTGCTCCATACTTGGAACTTCTACTTTAAATTTTGATTCTGCATTGTATAGAACTATATCTGAACAATGTAATATCCATGCTTCTTCTAATTGTTTCTCTGTATATAGAATCATTTTATTACTACCTTATAAATTTTATGTAATGTGTAAAACCATACTCCATTTATGGCAGGCTCTACTAAAGCTACTATACCAGATTCCCAAAAACTAGCTCCCGTGACAATACTAACAACAATCATTGCTATACAAATATGTCCAAGTGTATAGAGAATAGCCAATCCAAGAGATGTTTTCATCAATCCCTTGAAGGTATTAGACATTCCTTGTGTAAATTCTGTCATTCTATCTCCTCAAATATTTTTAATACTTTTCTCTTACTAAACCATAGACCATTCATTACTATCTCATTTTTAGTGCTTAAATGCTCTATGATATATTTAGGTACTCCTATTAAATTTCTATCCTTAAATAATCTCCAGCCTGGTTTTTCTTTTAATAATAATCTCATTCTTTCCTCATTGGTGGAGGTGACTGGAATCGAACCAGCGACCTACTGCGTGCAAGGCAGTTGCTCTCCCTGCTGAGCTACACCCCCTATAAATCATATGTATCTTCCCCTGTTGTCATTGTTTCTTTTAGTTCTGCCCTTTCATCTGGGTCAAGAGCAGTATGTGGTCCAATCTTTAATGTTTCCCAGTTCATTTCAGAAACAAATGTTTCTGCTTTTCCATTTCTCATTTTATCACATTTGAACTTAATACAAGGCTCTGCATCGCCCCAATGCTGAACACTATAAGCAGCGTCAACAGCGTCAAGAATACCTTTGGAGAATCTAGCCTCGCCTTTTTCATTTGTCTGGAAAGCAGAAAGAACTAGAATTTGGTTTTCCTGCGCTAAAGATTTTAGACCTTTTGATATCTCTATCTGTTCAGTCCAGTCATATTGACCTGAACGACCAGGGGCGTTATGGCGTCTAACTTGGTTTAGATAGTCTACTATTACTATACCTAAATCGGGTAGCTGTGCTTGTTTCTGCCTTACTGTGCTAATAATTTTAGCAAGTGTAAGTGCAGGGTCATAGAACACATCAATCTGAGGTTTATCTGCCAACTTATTTCTTGTAAGTTGATAATGGAACTTATCAAAGTCACGATGACCTTTAAATTCAGTTAGACATTCTGTGCCACCTTCAAAACGGTCTGCCCACCACTCGGCAACTTTATCCCACTCCAAAGGAGAAAGATTCTTAGTTTTTATACGATTAGTAGGCACTCCCGTAGCAACGGCACATACCCTTTGTAGTATCTGTCTACTGTCCATCTCTATAGTAAAATATAGAACAGACTTGTCTTTCATGTGTGCTGCTTGTGCGATATTACAGCAAGTAAAAGACTTACCTCCACCACGCTGTCCGCCAATAACGACCAGGTCTTTGGGAGAGAATGTGTAGTCTAAATCGTACTCTTGATTTAGACCTAGTGGCAAAAACTTTTGCAAGTCTTCTTCACTATCAAATAACTCAATCGTTTCCATACTCTCGTTGTCATCAGAGGTTTCGACTTGGTCTTCAACCTGAACTACAATCTCTTGTAATAAGTCGATGTTCTCACGAGCATCGCCTATCGCAATCTGATGTTCTACAAAGTTCTCGACACGAGATAGGATTTCATTTTGAGTAAATTGATTCTTTAAATAGTCCAACAGTATATCTGCTGGAACATCTGTCTCGACTGTTTCAATAGCAAACACTTTCTCTTGAAGTTCTCTAGAACGAATCTCTAGTTTTAAATCTTCAAAAGTTGGTAATGCATGATACTTGTGAACATGTTTGTCCACTATCTTCCACAGCTTACGGTACTCACCTTCTGGGAAATAGTGTTCCTTGAGACTATTCCATGTCCCAAAGTCTGTATTCGCAAGTATTTGCTTAAGTAATGCCGATTCTAAAGTCAAGTTGTCTCTCCCAAAACAAAAAAGCGAGTAGACCTAAAGAAGCCCACTCGCTGAAGTAAATAAGTAATTAACCTATTTCTTTTCTAGCTGCACCGTTGTAGTCCGCACATTGTAAGCCTCTTCTAGTTAGCATTGTTTTAACACCTCTAACTGTTTTGCCGATTTGGTCAGCAATTTCTTCAACAGTCATTCCGTCAATTTCAACATCTGCTAATGGGTCAGCTTTGCTTGAACCTTTAGTATGCTCTTGTTTTGGAATAGCATTGATTTCACCAGCTCTAAGTAGTGATAATGCTTTTCCTCTAATTGAGTTAACACTTCTGCCTAATGCTTCTGCGATGTCCTCAATGAAAGCTCCATCATTTACTAATGAAATAAATTGGCTTTCCTCATCTTCGCTGTAAGTTTTTACAGTTTCAACTTTAGGAGCAGGTTTAACATGCTCTGTAAGTTGCATAGATAAGATTTTACCTTGAATTGATTTTGCACTAAATGCTCCACCTTCAAAGTTTTCAGCAATCTCTGCGTATGTGTAAACACCTGAGTTATCAGTTACAAAGTTGCTTAAAGTTGCTTCTTGCTCATCTGAGAATGATTTTGAAGCATTTGCTGATGCTAATTCTACATCATAACCCATTTTTCTTAGCTTTGAACTAACACTTCTTACTGAAGTTTCTAGTTCATCGGCAGCATCAGCTACCATAGCTTGAGAAACTGGGCTTTCGTTCCCAACAAAATCTACTAATTGTTGAGTTCTTTCATCTGTCCATTTTGGTAATGCCATGATTTTAAATTTCTCCTAAAAATTTGTTTAAATTATTTATAATTTTAACACCTCGGTCTCGAGCTGTTTGTGTTTTTGCTGATTCAATTCCTGACTCATTTATTAGATAAGTACAGTCTTTGGTCAGCGATGATTTAACTACAAATCCATATTGATTAAGTACTTTTTCTGCGTGTGCTTTGGTGGAATAACTCTTTAGTTTACCACTAATACAAACAACTCCATTGACCTCTTTCTTCTTACTAATCTTATTTTCCCATTTGAAAGGTAATGTTGTCTTGTAATTACTAGGGTAGTATTCAGTTTCTAACCATTTAAGCAAGTTAGCTGTTGCCTTCGGACCGATACCTGCTTCAGTACAACTTTTCTCGCTTATATCTTCAATGTGAGATATCGTATTGCATAATTTTTGAGAAGCCGACCGACCAATAAGGGGTATGCTGAAAGCTGGTATTATATCCACCAACTTAGAACTCTTTGATTTTTGTATTTCATCATAGAGTTTCACAGCTAATCTCTCACTACCTAGTTTTTCCTGTATATCACTTACAGACAGTTCATAAATTTCACAATAATCTTGAACTTGTAATTTATTTATAGTTGCGGGGCCAAAGCCCTTTATTTTTAAAGTTGAAACAAAAGATTCTACTTTCTTATCCCATTGTGCAGGGCAATTCGGATTCCTGCAAAACAACTGGTCGTTTACTAACTCCAACTTGCTCTCACAAGCGGGGCAAACAACTGGTGGGATAATCTCTCTCAAATCTGTTTCTCTCTCTAAATATATAATATATTATAGACGATTTTTGAACTTGTGTCAAGAACTATTTTTGGAATTGGTACCAAAAGTTGAGATTAAAATTTAGTCCTCCTCGTAGATGTGAGTATCTTCTTCATAAGACCAACGATTCATTAAATAAAACCATAGTGCTTTTATTTTATCAATTAAAGAATTTATCCAGTTCATACTTGTATATATCTCCTATTATTCTGTCTGCCATTAACTTATGCCCCTCCTCGAGTGGGTGGTCTCTTGGACCAAATGGCACCTTCTTTCTTTTACACATATCGTAAAAAGGTTCCTCTACTAAACAAGGAAGCTCTTTTAGATAGTCCTCTTTT